TACAAATCATGTAAGATACAACCTGTTGATTATATTGTAGAAAATAATCTTACTTTTCTTGAAGGTAATGTAGTAAAGTATATTACAAGACATAGAAGAAAAGGTGAAGGTGCTAGTGACATAGAGAAAGTAATACATTATTGTGAATTAATATTGGAGAAAGATTATGGCAGGGAATAACTATTTACCAACAGAATATCAGACGTTTATCCATGCGTCTAGATATGCACGTTGGCTACCTGATGAAGGTAGAAGAGAGACATGGATAGAAACAGTTACAAGATTAACTAACTTCTTTCAAATACATTTAGATAAAAATCTAGGTGTTAAGTTAGATAGTGAAGTGTGGAGAAGAATAGAAGATAATATAATAGGATTAAATGTTATGCCCTCTATGAGAGCATTAATGACTGCAGGTCCTGCATTAGAAAGGGAAAATATAGCAGGATATAATTGTTCTTATATTCCTATTGATAATCCAAAAGCTTTTGATGAGGTATTATATATTCTTATGAATGGCACAGGTGTAGGTTTTTCTGTTGAAAGACAGTACATAGATAAGCTACCTACTATACCAGATAGAGAGTTTGAAAAAACAGATGATGTTGTTTCTGTAAATGATTCAAAAGAAGGTTGGGCAAGAGCATTTAAAGATTTAATATCTTACTTATATACTTGTAGAATACCTAAAATAAATATAAGTAAAGTTAGACCTGCAGGTGATAGATTAAAAACATTTGGTGGTAGAGCAAGTGGTCCTCAACCTTTAGTTAATCTATTTGATTTTACTATTGATAAGTTTAAAAATTCTAGAGGTAGAAAGTTATCTTCTATGGAATGTCATGATATTGTGTGTAAGACTGGTGAAGTTGTGGTTGTTGGTGGTGTGCGTAGGTCAGCTCTTATATCTCTGTCTAATTTATCAGACCAGAGATTAAGAGTTGCCAAGTCTGGTGCATGGTGGGAAACAAATCCTGAAAGAGCACTAGCTAATAACTCTGTAGCATACACAGAGAAACCAGATGCAGGTATTTTTATGAAAGAATGGTTAGCATTATATGAGAGTAAGTCTGGTGAACGTGGTATCTTTAATAGAAAGTCTGCTCAAGATAAAGCTAGAGAAAATGGTAGACGTAATGCTGATTGGGACTTTGGTACTAATCCTTGTAGTGAAATTATATTAAGACCTAATCAGTTCTGTAATCTTACAGAGGTAGTTGTAAGACCTACAGATACAGAAGAAACATTACATAGTAAGATAGAAGTAGCTACTATATTAGGTACAATACAAGCTACACTTACAGACTTTGGTTATCTACGTAAGAGATGGCAAACTAATACAGAAGAAGAAAGATTACTTGGTGTATCTCTTACAGGTATTATGGACAATAGTTTATTATCTAGAATGAGAACTGCATTACCAGATGTATTAAGTAAGATGAGACATAAAGCTGTACTAACAAATGAAGAGTGGTCAAAGAAGTTAGGTATACCACAATCAACAGCTATTACATGTGTCAAACCTTCTGGTACAGTTAGTCAATTAGTTGACTCTGCTAGTGGTATTCATGCTCGACACAATCCTTATTATATTAGAACAGTAAGAGGAGATAAGAAAGACCCTTTAACACAGTTTATGGTGGACCAAGGCATACCTTGTGAAGATGATGTGATGCAACCTAATAATTCTGTATTTTCTTTTCCTATGAAAGCAGACCCTAGTGCTATCTTTAGATATACTATGACTGCTATTGAACAGTTAGAGATATGGAAGTGTTATGCACAACATTGGTGTGAACATAAACCATCAGTAACTATATCTGTTAAGGAACATGAATGGATTAATGTAGGTAACTGGTGTTGGAATAACTTTGATACACTATCTGGTATATCATTCTTACCTTTCTCAGACCATACGTATCAGCAAGCACCTTATCAAGATATAGATGAGGTACAATATAATGATTTACAATCTAAGATACCAAAAAATATTGATTGGAATAAATTACAAGATTATGAAACAGAAGATAATACAAGAGGTTCACAGGAGTTAGCATGCAAAAGTGGTTCATGCGAATTGGTGGATATATAGTTAACTTTATGGCTATTTGCGTAGGTGCTTGGTGTATCTACGTAATGGTCATGGCTATATTAAACACATTTGGTTTATTAAATATATAAAAAGTTCTTGACTTTCATATGTTTATAATGTATAATTACATAAATGAGTGCCAGAGATGGACTCTTTTTTAACTTGCTTATTTAAGGAGATAAATATATGTTTGAAATAGATAACTTTTCAAGACAAGCTATTGGTTTTGATAGATTGTTTGATGTTATGAGTAACATAAGAGGGAAAGATATTAACTATCCACCTTATGATATTATAAAAAAAGATGAAGAAACTTTTCTTATAGAGTTTGCTTTATCAGGATTTAAGAAAGATGATTTAAATATTGTTGTTAAAGAAAATCATTTGACTATAGAAGGTGATTATGTAAGAGCAGAAGAAAGTGAATACTTACATAAGGGTATTGCTAAAAGGTCTTTTACTAGGGACTTTGTTCTAGCAGACACGTTACACGTTGAAGACGTTAAATTCAGCGAAGGTATATTGAGATTAACTCTCAAACAGATTGTACCTGAAGAACAAAAACCTAAGAAGATTAAAATTAATTAAGTTATATAGGGAGTTGAGATATACTCCCTATTTTTTTTGGAGAAGATATGAATAAGTTATTTGTTGTGCTAACATTATTATGGTTACAAAATATATTTTTTACTAACGTACATGCTTTTGATTCGTTAGGATATAGATACTATCATGATTTAGATAATGAACATGATGGTTCAAAGTTTAGAGCTTATGCTACTAAAAAGTTTTATCAAAGTAAATTAAAGTTTGCTTATGAAAGAAAAAGAACAGGTACAGGTATAGAAGCAGGTACTTGGTTTATTGACCACGAATATAAGTTTTAAGGAAATGCATATGCTATTAAAGAAACAAATGATAAACACAGTTTATGTAGGGTATGACCCTAAAGAACATACTGCTTATGAGGTATTAAAATTTTCATTAGAGAGAATATCCACTAAACCTGTTAGAGTTATACCTTTAAGAAGAGATATACTTACAAAGATAGGTATATATACTAGAAAACATAATAGCATAGGTGGTCAAGATTATGATGAAATAGATGGTAAACCTTTTTCTACGCAGTTTAGTTTTAGTAGGTTCTTAATACCTGCACTAAATATGTATGAAGGTTTAGCTTTGTATATGGATTCTGATATGTATGTAAGAGCAGATATAGCAGAATTATTTAAAATGTGTGATAATAATTATTATCCTATACATGTAGTTAAACATAAATATGAACCTAAAGATAAAAAGAAAATGGATGGTAAAGAACAACATGTTTATCCTAGAAAGAATTGGTCTAGTTTAATTATGTTTAATTGTGGTCATGAGGTAAATCAAAAACTTACACCACAAGAAGTTAATACTAAATCAGGTAGATGGTTGCATACATTTCAATGGTTACCAGATAAAGAAGCAGATATAGGAACAATACCAGAAGAATGGAATTGGTTAGATAATCATTCATCTTCTGATATTGATGCAAAGAATGTTCACTTTACTACTGGAGGTCCTTGGTTTAAAGAGTGGGGTTCAAAAAGAGATATAGATAATAAGTATGCTATAGAGTGGAGCAATGATGCACAATGGTTACAAATGCAAGGTATACTAGATGTTAATAAGGATTACATGATATGAAAATAAATTTTGTTACATGTTTTAATGAAGACTTATACAATAAGTTTGGTACTTTATTATTTAAATCTGTTTATGAAAACTGGGAACCTACTTTAAAAGTAAAAGCTTATTATCATAATTTTCCTGCTGATAAATATTCATTAGAAAAACATATTGATTATACAAATCTTGAAGAACATAGAAAGTATAAAAGATTTGTAGAAGAAAATGCTGTTCATAATGGTACAGAAGATGGACAGATACCT